AATAATTAAAGTAAATATAAATATAATTTATAGGAATGAATAAACACCTTTACCCATTCTACTTTGCCAATTCTGCCATGATAAAGCAAGAGCCATTACACAATCATCATGAAAACCCGAAGGAGCAGAGTACTTAACCCCATTAGCAGTAAACTGATATTCAAATATATCTAACTCGTTAACTATTACCCCATCTGGGTAACCTATGCTTTTACTATGTATAGCGTTCTGTAGTCCGACCATTAGCTGCTGTTTAGAATTAGAAGTAAACTTTAAACCATCAACCATTAAACCTGCCCTTTGTAACTCCTCAAATATTGGGTCGCCTACTCCTGTACTATCTAGCAAGATAGGTTTTCTAGGTAGCTTTAAAATAGCTTGTTTAGTTGTGTGCCAGTCCTTTTGAAATCTGTCTAGGTAGCAAACATTTCCTCCTACATCTAGTCCTATTATAACACTCCAGTCATAACTCTTAGCAAGGTCAATCCCAAAGCATACAGGCTCTTGATTGCTTAGTGGTTTGATACAAGCCTTAATGTTTTCAGAGCCAAACGGATTAGCAGCGTTCTCCATTGGATTAGCTAGGTACTCCTGCTCGAATACCGCTACAGGTAACTGTCTTCTAGCTTCATCTATTTCTCCTCTATCTATAAATGGATTATCGTATGTGGTAAATTTAAAAGACTCCCAACCGTCTTCTCCATTTTTCATAGTTAAACTATAAAAATAATCTTTACCTCTAGGTGTAGATACAAAAATAGCAGATCCTTTGAAGTCCGTTAGAGTTGGTCTTATTGAATTTAACCAACCATGCTCTAGATTTTTTATATAAGGCGCTTCGTCTAGTATTGCCCTATGAAATTTCTGACCTCTTAGATTGTCTAGTTTCTCACCTGTAAAAAATCTAATTACTCCACCAGTAACAAAGTGAAAAGTTAAATCCGATTTATTCATTGTTGCAATCTCTGTAGGAATAATTTTACTCATATCCTCAAAGAACACTTTAGCTAATTGATAAGTTGGAGTAATATATGCTACCAACCTACCTTTTAAAGCATCTTTAATAGAAATATTCTGACAAATAAGAGATTTCCCCCATCGCCTTCCACACATCAATACGATAAATCTAGCCTTACTATTTAAGACTTGTTTTTGAGCATCATGCGGTTTCTTCAGTATTATCTGTATCTCCTTCGTATCTAACAACTATTTCAGTTTTTACTTTATCGTTATTTTCATTTTTTGTACCATCACTCCATTTACTTCTAAATCTGTTAATCATGTTCAATCTCCATATCCTATCATTAAAGAAAGGTATCTCGTTCATCATTCCTCGTCTTCCTACTGTTTCCCACCATATCATTGATTTCTGTGTTCCTATACTCTTGGAGTGTAAAAATTCATCATATTCTTTCTCCCAGTTGTATAAAGTCTTTTCCGAGACTTCAATAATACCACCAAATGATTCAAAAGAATAGCCTTCTGACATATGATCTATAAGCATTTGACAGTATTTCGGATCGTATTTTGTAGGTCTACCTGCAGTACTCATCGTAAAAAATTGTATAGTTATTTAATTCTTGATATATGTTTGTATAATATGCCCATATTTCACCAGCTTTATTTAAACCTTCATCTTTCATTTTTCTGTAATCTGTCTGCTCTCCTACATCATGACCTATATGTTGGCTTTGTAAACCTTTTATATAGTAAGATTTAAATCCTAGTTGGGTTAGTCTTAGTCCGTAATCACTATCCTGCATCCCATAAGGGTCGTAGGCTTCATTAAAATATCCTACAGTGTCTATTGCTTTTCTAGGTATTATAACATTTCCGAATGTTGCCCATGTTGGATGCACTTCTATTCCGTTTATTACTTCTGTTTTTGGTAGTTGCTCTACGCAATATATTCCGCACATTCCTGTTTCTGGTATTGCTTGAATATGCTCTACTGCTATTAGAAGCCAGTTGTTAGGCATTACTATATCATTCCCACAAAAAGCTACAATGTCATAATCTTTTGTTTTTCTTATCCCTTCATTTAGTGCTGCAGCTATTCCTTTCTTATTAATAGTAAACATATCATAAGGATAATTTCCTAATGGAAAACTAGCTACCGCTTGTGCAGTATGCTCGTGTCTAAGATAATCTAGTAGGACTATTGCTGCCTTCATTACTTCCTATATATTTAGCTGGGTTACCAGCGTATTTAGAATAAGGTTTAGTTATTAGCTTTTTAGTTATTACAGAACCCATGCCTATCATACATCCCTCTGCTATTGTTTGTCTTTGATGAATTACTGCGTTTAGTCCTATATTTACTTTTTCCATTACATAACAATGACCTCCGACCTTTGCCCCACAACTTATAATAACGTCATCCCAAACATGGCAATCGTGTCCAATATGAACTCCCTTCATAAAAAAGTTCCTATTTCCTATGTAGGTAATATTCTCCATACCTCCGTCAATAGTCACTAGTCCTGTAATTACATTGTTATCCCCTATAACCACTATATCATTAGTCTTACCCCAGTTTGTTTTATGCTCTGCAGGTGATCCTATTATACAATATGCACCTATATAATTATTTTCTCCTAGAACTACGTTAGGATAGATAATAGCAGTAGGATGAATATAGTTAGTAGAACTTGCCATAGTTATCCATAAATTCAAAATGCTTCTCTTTCAAGAAGTCTATATAGTCTTTCTTGTCTCCGTATTTTAAATGACACTCCCTGCATACTAACATTAAGTTTTCTATTGTGTCTTTTTCTTTGCTTCCTCCCATACCTCTGCAATCTATATGGTGAACATCTACTCCACGTCTACCGCAAACTTCACAACTGCAAAAATCTTCTTTGCAATATCCAAAGTATTCCATATATATTTTAGTATGCTTTTTCATAGTGAGCCATCCTGCAAAGGTTCATCGTTATTATCCTCTACCCTTCTGTATTTTTCATGCCAGATAGTATTACACAAAATTACACTTTTTTTTACTATTTCTTCTTCTTCTGCTTTTGGATATAAAATATGTAAACATTCATGTATAAGAATTTCTAAATGCTTTTTTCCTTTAAGCCGATTGTCCAATTCAATCAACTGATCAGAATGAGCAAAACCCCATACTTTTTCTTTGCCTAGTTTACGATATTTTACTTTAATCCTCACTTTTTAATATTGCTTCGTCTGGTCTATCTATTTCTTTAACCTCTACTTTAACATTACTCCTAACCTGTGCAAGTGCTTTCCTATAAATTTTCTCTCTGACGTATAATTCCTTTAATTTGTTTACAAGAAAAACTTCCTGCTCTTGAATACTCATTTTGTTAAATTTTTTAGGTATCATTTTGTTGATATTAGTAAATGTCTTTTTTGTTTTATGTTAGCCGAACCTAATCTTTTCCTAGAACTTGCACCACAATTACTACATCTCATTAACTCATAAACATTCGCAGGTGTGTTATAAGTCTTTCCCATTACTTCTAACTCTGCACTTCCACAATTAGGGCATCTGTGCTCCTTCTCGTCTAGAATAAATAATCCCATATTAGGATGGGGTTTTATCCATGCTCTTATCATTAAATAGGTTTCCTCTAAGATACGAACATCTTGCACATTGTACTCCTCCATTTCAGACAATGCATTTGCATTACCTTTCATGCACCTTTCCCACAACTCAAAGTTAGTTTCTTTTTTTCGTTCTAGGTTTAACAATTTATTTACATAGTCTAGTTTATTAGATGTAAACCCAAACTGCCTTCTAATATGTTTAAGGGTATCTATTTGCTGATAGGGTAGTGGTGGATTTAATCCGTTTATAATAAATCTAGAGTTAAGTCTAGGCATATCAAACTTTTCTCCATTGTGTGCTATAACTATATCTGCTTCGTTTACTAGCCTCCAAATGCCTTCTATAATTCGCTTATCGTTTTGTTCTAGGACTTCCTTAGGTTTAAGTTTAGCTGCATATACTTTATCCTCAAATAGCCATTTAGCTGCCCACGTCAAACAAAACCAGTCCGATTGTATTTGATGTGTACCTACATTTTGATTCCATATTCCCCAAACATAAGCACTTATAGGAGCAGTTTCTATATCTAGTATAAGTACTTTAGCACTAGTGTTAATTTTATCCATTTTAGTATTTCTAGTGTCAAAAGTTAATGGTTTCTGAAAGGTTTTATCTGCTAGTCTTTTTCTGGCATTATTACCCTGTGCCCCTCTATAATAGTTTATAATTTTACGAATATTCTCTAGGTTTGAAATCTTATGCTCTGTAAATATTTTTTTTGCTAAAGTATAATTTTTCAAGTCTGGATAGGTTGTTAAATATTCTTTAACTAATTTTCCTATTCTCATATTAGAACATATCCGTTCTTGTCTATTTTGCCTCTTGTATGTAAATCAAGTAATTGTCTTACTGAATAACCGAATGTTTTTTGGAAATGTGGGTTATCTACAAACCTCCAATCACCTCCCCACTCCCAGCCGAACTGTTTAAATATATTTACTACTTCAATCCAGTCTGCTTTGCCATCCCTATCAAAATCCCCTTTAACATCCCAAATAGCAGTTTCATATAATCCGTTTTTGTCTTTGTCTATAAGTAGAACTATATCTAATGCTAGTCCGTAATTGTGGTAACTAAAACCGCCTCTAGCATTTGTAACCTTTGCGCCTTTAGTAGTCCTACCTTGTGCAAATAACTTATCCTGCTCTGCAAAGTTTCTAAGCGTGTAAGAAAACCTGCAAACACTATTTGTTAAGGATTCGCAAATTTCCTCATAAATAGCTAGAGCCTCACCCCTTAATTTAGGGTGAAGCAATGCTATTCGTTCTATTGTGATTTTATCACTTGGCATCCTTTGCGAAAATGCCTATTAAAAGGATTCCTAGACCTTCTAAGGCTCTTTCCCAGTTCTTTGATGCAATACCTTCCAAAAGGATAGGAAGACCTGCAACTGCACCGAAAAGGGTTGTTTTGATGTTTTGAAAGTACTCTTTCATGATTTTGATTTTTGGTTAAATAATTTGTGTGCTATTCTTTCTACTCCCTTCAATCCCATAAAACCTAAAATAAAGGCTACAGAAAATTGATGGTTAATTTTTTCTATTCCGAACCAGTCACTTACAACAGGTGTTAAGTAATTAGCAGAAGCAACTCCTCCGCACATAGCTACTAAAGTTTCTCGCAAGTCTTTCCCTTTCTCTATAAAAAAGACCGAACCAAAAAAACCTGCCACAGATAAACCTAAGTTTATCCCTAGTTCTTCTAATTTACTCACCTTTTAATTCTTTTAATTTTCTTTGAGCCCATTCAACACCTTCAGTCCCTCCCCATGCTAACCACATTAAAGCACCGCAGTCTTTTCTTGGGTCACCTTTAGAGTTTTCTCTGTGTCTGTCAAATGATGCCATTCTTGAAATAGTATCTCTTGTTATATTTTCGCCTTTAGCTAGTTGGTTTGCTCTTGCCCATCCTACAGGAGTACCGCAAGCTAATTTGTATTGGTCACGAATGTTCAATGCTCTTTGTGCATTTACTTTAGCTGATTGTGGATAGTCGTTAAATGAATCTGCCATAGACACTCTAATAGCTGCCCATGCTCTATGAGCTGCTTCTTCGGTCTCATAAATACATGAGCCGCTACCTATTCTGTACTTTCCGTTAGAGCATTTTGTGACTGGCATAACTGATTATAAATGCTTTGTCTTTGTTGATTTATCACACTTAGGTTAAAATTGTCATAACAATAGTTGTATAACTCCCTTCCGCTTTCCTCACGAAGCCATTTATCTTTAGTTACAAGTTTAATCCATTTATACCAGTCTGTTTGTTTATTCACATAGAAAACAGGCATATTCTTATATGGATGAACGTTACTAACAATAGCAGGATTTTTCTTTGCAGCAGTTTCTAGTATTTTTAAATTAGACTTCATTCCGTTAAACTTAGAATTAACTAACGGAATTAAACTAATATCGGAATCACCATAAGCCTCCATGTATCTAGTTACGTCATTATACCTGTAAATTTTAGTATCTAGTTTTCTACCTGCAGAAAAATAATAAGCCATTGTATTCCAAACATCACTCTCAACATATCCAGCCATTACCATTTTAACAGGAAGGTTAGTTAATCGTTTAGCAGGTTCTTTTAAAATCTTTAAATCGTGTTGGTGTGTATCAGAACCCGACCAGAACAACCTAACAACATCACTAGGTATTTTATTTTCTAAGTATTGTTCTTCTCCGTATGGTAAAGCATTAGGTATTATATGAACATTTTTATTATACGGATATACTTCCTCTGCTAGTCTTTCATGGGTTACAGTTGCTATATCGCCTAGCCTTAAATAGTTTGTTATTTTATTAGCTATATTTCCGTTCATGTATCTTTGATAAAGAACATGAGTAGCGTCTAACTTCCAGTAATCGTCATTGTCAATTACAAGTTTAAAATTGTATTTGGCTTTCCATTTCTCTATCTGCTCTGGTTCTATATTAAGCATTCTATTAATAACAACAATATCAAAGCCTTTCTCTAATACTTCCTCATTTAATAGGTCAGTAATTAGACAATAGTCTTTTTTCATGTGGGTTAGTGGCATCATTATCCTATGCCATCCTACTCCACTATGCTTCTGTGTTATTCCTAGTATTCTCATTTTTTTTAGGTCTGCCTTTTTTCTTTACTTGGATTTCTACACTAGGTTCTTTGACTGCTAATGTTTGAACCTGCTCTTGTGGTAATGCTAGGTAATATGCATAAAGCCTTTGTACGCAATCCATAACACAACTTGAACACCATTTAGTTAAAACAAATTGTGGGTCTAAATAAGTCCTGTAGATATGCTCATACATATTTAGTAAATGAATGTCTAGGTTTCTTATATAACCATTCTGGCAAGTATGATAATTACCTATGTTTTGCTCTAGGTAGTCTTTGTGCTCTTGTTCCATAATATATCTATAAATATTTTAATTATTGGTGCAACTACTCCAGAGACAAACATTACAAACACAATCTCTTTTATTATATCTGGGCAGAAATATAATCCTAATGCAGTCCAACTAGCTAGACAGGAAGCACAATTAAAAGGCTTAAAATTTAGCTTCCACTTAGCGTAGAATCTATGTATATCTACAAAGAAAACTGCAAAGCATACTGCTGCTATAATTACCATCCTCTTATTTTAGATTTAAGTTGTTTTTTAGTTTTGTTCAAAGTTCTTATAACTGATATATAAGGAATACCTGTAGCTTGACTTAACTTTTTAGCGTTGCAGTCAAACTCAAAAGTATATAACCTTAAAATTTCTTTCTCATACCAATACAAATTTTCATAATGTTCTCTTACATAACTAGTTATATCAACTTGTTCTGTTTCAATTTTTTCTATTGGTTCATATTCTACAAAATTTCTAAATTTCTTGTAAAATTTGTGATCTGTACTTCTAACTAAATTTAACATTATTCTTACTACATAAAATCTTAATTGTTTTTTTTCATACAAATCAATTAATTTTTCTTCTGGAATTTCAGCTATATTTAAAAATAATTCACTTTTTAATTCATCTTGTAATTGAATTGGATGCATTTTGCTAATAGCATTATTTAATTCTTTCGAATGCCAAAATTCTTCTAATATATCAGATCTCGAAATTGCCAAATCCAATTAATAAAGGTTGTTGATTTTCATCTACAGTACAAATATACACTTTTGCTCCACAATTAAACGCATCTTTTAATCTATCTATTTGTTCTGTACTTAATCTATCGGATTTAGTCTTAATTTCTACAGCTGCGTATAAACCATCTTTAGTATAACCTTGGAGATCTGGCCACCCTTTTTGTACTGTTCCTTTTCTCCGTCTCACTGGAATATTGTTTACTCTGTTCAATCTGTATCCTTGTCTTTCGAGAAGTTCTTTCGCATGTCTTGTTAATTCTGCTGCTGTCATATCCGCAATGAGGGCAAATATCCAAGCCTCTTTGGTTTTTATATATTGTTATAGTATAAAATTTATAACAAAGTTTACATTTCATTATGCTAATGATTTACCATCTGGGTTTTTGCCTTTTGTTAGGTATTTACAAAGTTCGTATTTTGGGAACATTTGCTCTAAAAAGGATTCATCATACCATAAGCCGTTATGTTCAAATAACTTGCCTTTATTGGTTACTCTCCAATGCAGATTTAATCTTTCTTGGTTCTTCTTTAGCATTACAGTAATCTTATCTGTTTTCATAATTGTATTTTATAATGATTTAAATATTCAATAAACATTTCTCTAATTTTACAGGCTTCTTCATTTTCTGAATGTCTGCACATTACCCTAAGTTTGTTATTAAACTCCCACAAGCAAGAGTGCAAGTTAGAAGCGTTATTGCATAAGTTATAACTTAGCAAATCTTCTTCATTGTCAAGATTAAATTCAAGTATTGCTTTCATACCTTATCCCTCCTTCGTGGCAAAAGTTGTTGTAAATTAAATCATCGTCTGAATCATAATCTACCCATTCGCAATGGTCTTTACAATCTGGGCATATTCCGTAATCTTCCATATTTGGTTCGGTCATTTCTGCTCCGCAGCAATCTGATGTTTTCATAATATTAATTTTAGTCCATCCATTTACCATCTTTTATTAGATGGCTGAATCTGTGTTTAAATATTTCTATAATTAGAAAAAATAAATTGTCTGAATAGTAAACTCCTTCTTTAACTATTAATTTATACTTGCTCATAAACTGTCTTTTATACGTTGTAAATAAAGTGCTTGGTCTAAACACTCCTCAATAGCGTGGTCAATCCATTGCTTAATCTCTAGGTCTGTTCGGTCTAAGGTTGTTCCATACTTCCTTATACCTGTTTCACTTCTATTTTTTAGAAGATGTGCTATTCTGTAAACTACAGAATCTTTGTTGTCAATCGTAACGAAATCGTAACTCATGTGTTTTTTGTTTTAATATTAAAGTGTTTTTGATAAATATGCATATTACAAGTAAAATGAAAATAATCACCTAATTTTTTGTTTAATTTATTTGCTACTAATTGCTGTAATTTACTAAAACAATATTGATCATTACAAAATCCATAAACTAAATCATTACTTCTCATCATAACCTGCATACATAATTTATTATTTTTTATGAAAAAATTTATTGCATATGTACAAACAGTGTCTTTTGAATATAAATCTATTTCTTTTCCATCATATAATGAAATACTAGCTTTTCTTGTATTACTATCTTTTTTTAACAATTCAATTACTTTATCAAGTTGATTATTTCTCTGCCAGTGATAACCATAATTGCTATTTACATCTCCATTTTCATCCATCATATTTAACCATATTTTTGCTTTTTTACTTATATCAATAGCGCTTTTATTACCTGATAAATACCATTGCCATTCATATTCAGCATATTCAGGATTCCACTTTCTCCATGATGTATTTATTAAATTATCTTCTGGATTTTTAATAAGTAACCCAACATTATAAATTGTTTTTGTACCTGATCTATCTTCTCCAAAAGAAATTATTTCATCGTACAAATCTTCAAAGGCCTCTTGAGATGTATTATATGATCTGAAGTACATTTATATTAGCTTTTTTTAATAATTTAATTCCAGAGTCATCTCTATATTGTTCAATGTAAACTACTGTTTTTATACCAGCTTGAATAATTATTTTTGCGCAATCAAAACATGGTGATAAAGTTACATACATTGTAGCTCCTTCAGAACTATAAGAAGATTTACAACATTTTGCTAATGCATTTGTTTCAGCATGCAAAACTTCAGGTTTTGTAATATCATTTAACTCGCATACATTTTCAAATCCTGAAATAGTTCCATTATAGCCAAAAGAAATAATATTATCATTTTTTACTAGTACTGCTCCTACTTTTTTTCTTTCACAGTAGGATGCAGTACTAATATTTTTAGCAATATTTAAATAAAACAAATGCTTATTTTTCATCTTTTACAAATGTCCCATTTATCATTATTCCTTTTCTTTTATTTATTACTTCAAAAGCGGAGTTTATACAGTCTTCTATTTTATAACCAGCAAGTTCACTTAAATTAGTCAATACTACAACACAGTCTCCAATTGCGTCAATAATTTCCTCTTTGTTATTTTCTAGTATTGCTTTTGAAAGTTCTCCTACTTCTTCTTGTAATTTTAAACATTGAGTTTTAGGATCTCCTTTAGCATATAAACCCCTATTTAAAGCCCATTGTCTAATGTTTTCAAATTCATCAGTTAGATTCATCGTTTACAATTTTATTTTTATTAACTAATCTTTTTTTACCATCTTCTGTTTTTACGTAAAAATACGTAATACCAGTTTTTTGATAAGTGTATTCTTTAACTACTAATGCATTTACAATGATACCTTTTCTGTTTTTAAATTTAATTTCCATTTTATTATTGTTTTTGTTTTAAAATCCATAATGTATTTCTAGAATGCTCAGGAAACAAAGGAGCCATTAAATTACTTAACAAATTTGAATCATAATACTCTTGCAAAGCATTAAACATTTCTTTTTGCCATTCATTCATTAAAGGTTTATAATCTCTTATTGATGCAAAAGTTCCATATTTTTTTACTATAATAAAGTGTTTTTCTATATGCTCTTTTAATTCATTATGAGCAAATTCTTGTATTGCAACTCCTCTTCCATCTCCAGAATCATAAGTATGATTTCCTGCAGCACCTACTTTTTCATCAAAATTTGGAGTTGAAAGATAATAAGTCGCACTTTCGTTACCACACTTTTTAAAATTTTGTAAAAATATATCTATATTTTGTTTTCCAATATGCTCTGCTACTTCAAATGTACAAACTTTATCAGCTTGAAATTGACTATAATCAACAGATGGATAAATTAAATCATCTGCAATAAATTCTGCCCAATCTACTACTTTAAATTTTTCTTTTGCTGCTTCTATTGTCTGTTTTCTTATATCTATACCAATAAATTTTTTGCATTTAAATTTATTTCTATAAAAAACTTCTAATAAATTTCCTTTACCGCAACCAAAATCTACTACAGTTTCTCCTATTTTAGCTTCTTTTAAAATATGTGTCCATCTTAAATAATGAGCAAATTGATCTCTGTGAAAAACATGTCTTTCAAAAGTAGTTACAGGATCTAAGTCAGTTGTGTTGTAATTTTTAGCCATTGTTGTTTTTTTTGTTTTTTAAAATATATTATTTTTTATTTAAATAATCATTCATTGATGCCATATAAGCAACAGCATCAAGTAAATTATCCTCTTTATGATTATATGATTCTCTTGATAATTTTAAAGCTATTAATGCTTTATACATTTCAACAGCTGTTATTGATTTACCTGTCATACCGTTAAAAATTAATGCAGCTCTTTCCATTCCAGAATGAAAATCACCATATTGTCTTGTTTTTTCTTCTGATCTTTCGTAAACTATTTCTTTTGCTTTTTCAAGTATGTTCATATTTTACGAATTTATATGATTAACAATCCAATAACTTACTGTTCTACCACTTTCAGGATCTTGCTGTTTTTTTTCTTGTATTACTAATCCTGTTTCGACAAGTTCTCCTCTTCTTGGAGTAACTCTATTAATTGGCCAATTTAAATGTTTAGCTATTTGTTTATCATTACAAGAACCTATTTCTTGTATAGCTAAATAAACTAATTGCCTGCACTTGTCTTTTCCTAATTCTTTGTAGGCTGGTAAACTACTAATAAAATCGTAACTCATGTGTTTGTGGTTTTGTTTATGTAAATATATAACAATATTCTTAATTTTAATAAAAATAATGATATTTTTTTTTATAATGAGTCAAAATAGATTTTAACTGCCATCCTTCTGCACATATTTTCTAACTGATCATCATCATTTAAAATCTCGTTTATTTTGTTTTTAGATTCCCTATCTATTATTCTTTCCTTTAACTTATTAATAGTTAAATCGTAAACTTTATTATAATCAAATTGTATTAAATTATTTTTTAATATATATTTAAAAACATCTAATGCCATAAATATATTATCAAATCTTTTATCTTTTGACTTATTGTAAATATTAAGAGCAAATTCAAATATTTCTTTATTATCTAACTTAGGTTGCTCTATCTGTAAAACTTCTTTTTTAGGTTCTTGATAATTTGCTCTAACATATCTTGCGTAAGATGTCATCATTCTACTTAAATATAAAACAGAAAAATTTTGATAAGTTTCTGCGTTTTCATCTAACTTATTTTTAGCCATTAATTCAAAAGCAATATCTAATTCACCGATTGGTAAGTTACCATAATCTTTTTGTAACATATCTACCATATAAGTTATTTCTGGCTTACTAGGAGCTTTATCTCCTTTAATTCCTAAAATCATTAAACCTTTAGCCATTACTTCTAAAACTTTATTAGAGTGACAATCTTTTAATTTCATTGTCTGTTTGGCTGTCGTTATCTCTTGCATTTATATAATTTTTAGCATCCTGTAACCAATCTTGATATTGTGTTAGTTTATCTTTATTTTGTTGATTATTTAATTTAAATAATCCTTTATATTTATTAGATATACTATTATTGACTATTTCCTGAGCAATTTTAATATTTCCGTTACACAATTTAATTAAATTATTTATTGCAGTTTGCTCTGTTTTTTTAGATTTATATCTATCTTTATGCTCTACTTTTTTGTATTCTATCCATTCTTCCCATAAATTTTTAAATTCTAAACTAGGATATATTAATACATTTTTATTATCATTTATATTTTCATTTTCATTTTCCATATGCTTAAGCATATGCTTGTGCATATGCTTAGCACTAGCATTATTTCTTCGTGATTCTGTAAACTTTACTCTCTTTTCGGCCTCCTCATACATTCTTTTGTTTATGTAATAACCATCTACTAAATCGAATTTTTCGTAAACATCAGCATCATATTCTTTGCATATGCTTAGCATATCCTTTTCACTTAGTTTACCTTTTTGATGTTGTAAACATAGTAATCTTATGTACCTGCCAACCTGTTCATCAGACATAGTATAGGTTCCGCTTAAAAAATCACTTGTATATAAAAGCACTGCTGGGTCTTTTGCCATAAAATAAAAATCCCTATTGGGTTCAGGGTAGCCGCCCATCCCCCAATAAGGAATAAAAAAAGTTTCTAATGAAGTCGGCTACCTTCATGTAACAAATATACTACTTTTTTTCTAAAAGTAACTTTATTTTTTCAACTTTTTCTGCATAATCCTCGTCTGTTTCTATCATATTTTTTGCAGCCTTTATGGAATGAGAACAAGTAGCGTGGTCTGTATTTCCTAGAGAATTGCTTATATCTACTAAAGTCATATTGGTATATTCTCTTAATAAATATGCTGCACAATGCCTAGCTAATACAACTCTTTTTCTTCTTGTATTCTCCCTGCACTCTGTGTTAAATACCTCGTTTACTAGGTCTATAACTTTATCTGAAGGGCAGGTTTTTCTTTTTAGGCTGACTGGTTCTTCATCCAGTAGGCTTTCTAGTCTGTTAATCATTAAGTAATGTGATTTAATAAGTGATTTTATTTGTTCTCTTTTCATTAGAAGGGCATATCGTCTAGTTTAGAATCTCTACCATGAGGGTAGCTTGTTGTGTCTTTAATCATTACTGAAAACATCTGGTTTCCGTATTGGTCTTTCTTATCAGATTCAAAGCATAGGTACTTGTCATAACCTTGCTCATTCTTAATAGAAAGTTCTAGATACTCTTTACCTGCTTTTGACTTTCTCTTAGTCAAAAAGATTCCTTTAGCGTAATTCGGTTTCTGTGATTTCTGTTCCATTTGTTATTTCATTTAAAAATTTAGCTTCCTTAATTGGGTTCTTTTCCCAGTCCTCTATTATTTCCATAATAAAGTTAAATCTTGTTTCATCGTACCACATATTATGGTAAATCTTAGCAAGTAATACCATTCTATCGGCAGGTCGTATTTTTGTAAAATGGTTCATAAAATTTGCATTTTAGCTTTTTCAAAACTTATTACTGTTCTTATAGCTTCTATTTGATGTACTCCAGATGAATAGCATTTCTCAAAGCCTGTTTTTAACCTAGTCCAGTCTTTAGCTTTAGCTTTAACCATCATGTTAAAAGTGGATGCAGAATATTTATCTAATAGTTCTAGGTTTACTTGGCACTCAATATCTATAACCTCATCAATTTTATACTGGCACTCTACTTGGTATTGTCCTGCTTTAGCTATTAATACTCCTAGCTTATCTAATCGGTCTAGTAATGGCTCGTATTCGCTACCCATAGGCTTTTCTAGGAAGGCTACCATGCGTTTGTAGTGGTCATTTAGTTTTTCCAACATTGAGTGCTTTTTTTATGTCTGATTGATTATAATTTAAACCCATAGCAATTCTATCTTTGTCTTGAATCTGATTCATTTCAAGATTCTGGTAGGCTTTGTCAAACTCCTCTGCGGTTTTTATGTCTTCTATTCTTAAAGCTAGGATTTCTTTTTGCCTTTCCTCATAAGTGGTATTTTCTAGCATAGACAATAACTTTAACCTAGCTTCTTCTCCTACTTCGTCTACTCGGTTAATAGCCTTGTTTACTTCCTCTGCAGATGCTATACCTCCGTCTATTCCTATTCCTGCCATAGCACATGCTCTACCTACTGCTGAAGTTTCAGCGTTTTCTAGTGCTGAAGTATGGTTAACTTCTTTGTAATTGTTTGATTCAATCTCTTGTGCTAAACCTGTGTACTCAAAAAAACCACCATTTTTGTAAATGCTTAAAGTGGCTTTTACTACCCACATTTTACGTTCTGCGAAATACTGATAATCTGTTGAGATTGAATAGTGATTGTTTTCTGCTAAATGCTTTAGCCTTTCGCTGACTGTGACGTAGTCTTTTCCTTTGATTTTAATTGTGTTCATTGTGTTTGGTTTTATTGCAGTTAAATAGGATGCTGCACCCCTATAAAATTATAAACGAATTTCGTGGCTATCCCAATGATTGCTATTTAAAGCATAAGATTCTGGGTTCTCTAATTTCTCAATCTCTTTTGAAATTAAAAAAGCTGATTTATCTCTTTGTTGCTGCTGGAAAAATGTTTCTGGCATTACTGCGTAAATTTCCTCTAGCTGATTCCTAAGTTCTGAAAGTCTGTTTTGTGTGTTCATTGTGTTTGGTTTTGTTATACAAATATAAAGCTATTTTTAATAACCAAGCACTTTTCCACAAAATATTTATATAAATTCTTTCTATATAGACTATAAGAAAAATCTATACAAAGAACCCCATCCTAGAAAAGACGGGGTTTAAACCACTTTAAAAACACAATGAGTAACAAAACTACTCCTATTCCTATGGTTTTCCATTTAAAGTTATTAGCATCTTTTAACCTTGTTTTTAACTCTGCTTTTTCTTTTTCTAATTTCCTAACCTGTGCAGATAAGTTAGCAGTATCTTTAGCCATTTTATCCATCATTCTATTTAACTCTAGGATAATACCCATATCATTGTCATATAACTCATTTAGAGCCTTTTTATGGCGTTCTTTCTCTAATTGTAGCTTAGCAGTTGATTCTACATATTTAACCTCTAGAATCGTCTTATTTTGCGTTACAATAAAAGTATCTATTGTTTCTGTCTTAATGTATTGAGTGTCAGAAAAAAAGCTAGTATCAACTCGTACAATAGTAGTATCACAAGGATAATTCTCTGCACAGAATTTAACTAGCTTCTTTTCAGATACACAACTAGCTAATAGACTAATTATCGCTATCAGCCTTATCATTCTTCTGCATTTCTTCTGCAATCTGTTGGTTTACTTCTTGCAGTTGTTTTTGGATATATTCCAAATTCGCTAATAAATCATAGGCTTTCGCCTTCAAAGTTGTGATTGTGTCCATAACTTAAGTTTTAACAAATATACTAATTTTTTACCAAGTACCAAAATCTCCTACAGACCAACTTCTATCTGCTGACAAATCAAAAGCTACATCGTTTATTGTTAGCGTTCTAGTTGTCGGTACAGAACCAGTGTCAGACGAAGTAATTGCTGACCATTGAGGAGCAGCAGATGTTGTACCCGTTCCTGTTTGACTAAGAAACATTTTTGTAGTAGTAATGTTACCAGACCTTCTTACAGGTGCACCAGCAGCATTACTATAAACCATATCACCTAAGCTAGTGAATACGTTAGCCATACCTCCTAGACCTGCTAGAGTATATTCTGGAATGTTTAACGTAGCACCAACTAAGGTAGCAGCACCATTATTGCCTGTTGTTGTTAAGGTAATAGCGTTCTGCTTAGAAGAAAATGTCAACCAATCTGTAGAACTTAAATAGCCATCTGTAGTATTTCCTGCTTGACTTATGGAAATAGTATTAGTTCCGCTATTATAAGAAAGCGGAGCAGTAGCTATTAAGTTATCTAATACTTCGACTGTCCAGCTTCTATCAGCAGTTAAATCATAAGTTGTACCATTGATAGTTAAAGTCCTAGAAGTAGGAACATAAGCAGAACCAGAAGAAGCAGAAGTAATTGGTTGTATTACTGGCATTAAACGATAGTAAGGTTTAATTTACCTGCGATATAAACGTAAGCCGCTTCATTTGAATTATCCCAATCTATGTAGTCTTGACCATCCATCGCCACGTTCCCTACCGATAGAACCGCACCACCACTTGATGCACCTTCTTCGTCTACTACTACCGCTTCTTTAAGTTCGTAGTAAAATGTGCAAGATGTCGCCAAGTCATCATAAATAATCCTTGCATCTAACTCTGATGCTTGTTTGCTTTGTCCGTTTGCCCAGATTGATACTGGTTGAATGTTAACTCCCATTTTGTTTTTATTTTAATTGTTATATACAAGATGTATCTGAATAAAGAGATAAGATATGCCAATTTGAACCATCACATTGTAGCATAACTGATGACCTACAAGCTAAGTTTATTGATGCTGACCCATCAATCGTTTCTGCACCATTGCCATCTACGGTTACGCTATTTACCCCACTTGATGCGTTTGTTTTTTTGATTACATAAATCCTACCCGTTATGCCACTTGCTGCTGGCAATGTTATTGTAACTGCCCCACTCGCAGCACTACAAAGAATTGTATAGTCTGTTGCAGTTGCGGTA